GGCTCACACCTTGTACTTCCGTTTCTGGGCTACTTACGTCCTCGAACTCTACTCCAACGATGCCCGCGTATTGTCGTGCAATATGAACCTCACGGAGGCGGACTTGCAGTCGTGGAACTTCAACGACAAAATCTATATCAAGGACACCTACTACCGCATTCTCTCCATCAGCTACGACGCGAACGCACCGGGCACGGCGCAGGTGGAACTCATCCGGAAGCTCGACGACATCGAGGTGTGTGCCGATACGCCGACGGGCCTCTACCCAAACTCGGACATCGTGACGTTCAACAACTCGTCCACGGACTACGGGAGTGAGGCGTGTTGCGTCTTGTACGGCTACGACTGGAGAATTAACCGCGTCACCTTGGACCAACGTTGCCACACGAACACCCAACAACTTGACATCTAAATGAAAGACCCCAAGCACATCACCTCGGCCATCCTTCTTCTGCAAATGGAGAAGGTGAGGAAGCCCCTTCCATGGTGGCTTGTCCCTCTTGACTTGTTCTTGGCTGGCCTCTACCTCACCGGGTTTGTGGCGGCTTGTGTTGCACTCCTTTACCTCGTGGTGTCATGGCTATAAGCAAGCAACAAATCATCCTCGAAATTGACGCGGACACTGGAGAGGTACTGAAGGCAACAAGCGACCTCCAAAAGAATATGGAGGGTGTGGCCGACGCTGCGAACGATGCAGCCGAGGCGACGGAGAGCATCGGCACGGCGGGAGCCGACGCCGGGAAAAAATTAAAGACAGCGGGTCAAACCGGCACCTCGGCATTCAAGGGCTTGGGTGCTGCGATCAAGGCAACCGGAATTGGGTTGCTTGTGGCATTGTTGGCCAAACTTGTCGTGGCATTCACCGAAAACAAGAAGGTCGCCGATGCGCTGGGCGTGGCTACGGCTGCGCTTGGAACCATCTTCAACCAACTCATCGAGTTCGGGACACTTGTCGGGGAGAAGTTGTTCGAGGCATTCAGCAACCCCAAGCAAGCCATCCTCGACTTCAAAGACCTCATTGTTGAAAACATCGTCAACCGTTTTGAAGGTCTTCTAAAGTTGGTGCCTCGACTTGGTGAGGCCATTGGTCTGCTTTTCAAAGGCGAGTTTGGTGCAGCCGGAAAGGTCGCGGCGGATGCGGTCGCACAAGTGGCCCTCGGGGTTACTGACTTCACCGACAAGGTTGGAGAGGCAACGGTGGCCGTGGTGGAGTACGCCAAGAGCACCGCCGAAGCCGTGACCCAAGCAACCGCCCTTGAACGTCAACTGCAAGCGTTAAACAATGCGGAGCGGGACTTGGCCGTACGAACGGCACAAAGTACGGCACAGGTAGAGGAGCTCAAGCGCCAACGTGACGACGAACGCTTGTCCATTGAAGAGCGAATCGAGGCGGCAGAGAAAGCGGCGGCAATTGACCAAGCCATTGCCGACGAAAACGTCCGCATCCAAGAGCAGAAAGCCGCACTCTTGAGGCGAGAACTTGAGCTACAAGGCGAAACGGAGGAAAGGTTGCAAGCGGTGGCAGACGCTGAAATTGCAGCGGCGGACGCACGGGCAGCAAGTGCCGCCGTGCAAACCGAACTCCAAACTTCAATTTTTGGATTGAACGAGGAGGCACGAGCACAAGCCGAGGAACAAGCGGCCCTCGAAGCCGAAGAAGCTCAGGCCGCGCTAGATGCTTTCCTTGATCGCCTTCAAAAGGAGAAAGAAGCCAAAGACAAGGCGGCCGCCGAGGACAAAGCACGGAGAGACCAAGAGACCGCCAACGAGCTGGCAGCAGCTCAACAACGTGTGGCCATTGCGCAAGGCACCTTGGGAGCGTTGCAAAGTTTGACAAGTGCATTCGCCAAAGACACCGAGGCCTCACAAAAAAAGGCGTTCAAAATCAACAAGGCGTTGCAAATCGCACAGGCAACCATCCAAACGTACTCAAGTGCGACGGCGGCATATGCGAGTCAATTAACCATCCCAACCCCAGACGCTCCAATTCGCGCAAGCATCGCCGCAGGTGCTGCCATCGCGTCTGGCTTGGCTCAAATTGCCGTTATCTCCAAAACCAAGTTCCAAGGTGGAGGCACCCCACCCTCGACGCCTTCGGCCTCAACGGGAGGTCTTGGAGGCATCAACGCCCCCGCCGGAGCAGGTGGAGCACAAGCCCCACAACTGGACCTCTCTTTCTTGGGCGAAGGCGCAGGACAAGAGGGACCGATTCAAGCGTATGTCGTCTCCGAGAACGTCAGCAACGCCCAGCAAGCAAATCAGAAAATCCAAGAACAAGCTTCATTATGAGAATAGTTGAACTCATCATCGACGAAGACGCGGAGTTGTATGGCATCGACGCCATCTCCCTCGTTGACCGCCCCGCCATCGAACTCGACTTCATCGCCCTAAAAGAGGCGCGGGTCGATTTTGCCGAAGCCGACACCGACAAACGTATCTTGATTGGCCCGGCCCTCGTGCCCGACAAACCCATCTATCGTAAGAACGGCGAAGAAGAATTCTACGTCTACTTCTCCAAGAGCACCGTTCGCAAGGCAGCCGAACTCTACCTCAAGCACGGCAACCAATCCAACCACACCCTCGAACACGAACACACCATCAACGGCCTGACGGTCGTAGAGTCGTGGATGGTCGAGGACAAAGAGAAGGACAAGAGCCGCGTGTATGGCTTGGACGTGCCCGTAGGTACGTGGATGGTGGCGGTCAAAGTCGACAACGAGGCCATCTGGCAAGAGTGGGTCAAAGAGGGCAAGGTCAAAGGATTCTCCATTGAGGGCTACTTCGTCGACAAGATGAAGAAGAACTCCGAGGACGAGATGCTTGCCGAGCTTGCAAGGGCCATCGTCAAAGGCGACGGACGCACCAAGTCCGGCACGCGGGTTGTCATGGAGTCGTTCACCGACTACCCCGACGCCGTGAAGAACAACGCCAAGCGAGGCATTGAACTGAACGAGAAACACGGCAACAAGTGTGCCACGCAAACGGGCAAGGTCCGGGCGCAGCAACTGGCCAACGGAGAGCCCGTGTCTTTGGAGACTGTCAAGCGTATGGCCTCGTACTTGGCACGGGCGGAGGAATACTACGACGAGGGCGACACGTCCGCGTGTGGGACTATCTCGTACCTCTTGTGGGGTGGCAAGGCGGCCCGCCGCTGGGCCGAGGCCAAGCTCAACGAAGAGCTCCTCAAGGCCATCGAGAAAGAATTTTCCAACCAACTTGAGGAATAACCCCTCCAAATACTTATACCAAAAAAGGACCTCATGACCATTTCAGAACGAGTGCAAGAAGTCTTCCAGCGTTTCAACGTCAACCTCACGGTGACGGAGGAGCCCCGGACCGAACTTGCAGAAGCCGTACTCGAAAACGGCACCGTCATCTACACCGACGCCGACGACTTCTCCGAAGGTGCCGAAGCGTACATCATCAACGACGAGGGTGAGCGCATCCCGCTCCCTCAAGGTGACTACACCTTGCAAGATGGAAGCGTGCTCAAAATTGCCGACGGCGGCAAGGTAGCCGGCATCGAAGGCAAGGGCGAAGGCAAAGAAGGCAAGGCCGACAGCAACGCGCCCAAGACCAAAGAGCCCGTCGCAGAAGCACCCGCAAAGGAAGCACCTACGAAGGACGCTCCCGACCAGAAGTTGTCCGAAGAAGACGAAGAGATGGAAGAAGTGACTATCAACTACGTCACCCGCGAAGAGGTCGAGGCATTGATCGCCGAGGCCATCGCTGCCCTCGCTCCCGCTGAGGAACCATCCGAGGAGGTCGTGGAAGAGGAAGTCGAAGCGGAAGACAAAGAAGAGATGTCCTCACAAGAGCCCGAAGTGGAAGACGTTGCCGAAGCAACCGAAGAACCACAAGACGACCCCGTAGCGGTCGAGCTGGCCTCCGTGAAAGCGGAACTCGAAGCAATGAAGAAGCAAGCCGCCGAAGGTGGTTTGAAGCACGCGGCACCCACGGCCAACGTGGAGCCCGTCAACCTCAAGAATCTATCAACCTCGGAGCGCGTCTCTGCCCTCCTCAATCAATTTTCCTAAAACATGGCTAACGCTACTGTACAGGTCGGAACTTACGCAGGAGTTGCAGCGCGTCCATACGTGTCTGCCGCTATCCTCGCAGCCGACACCATCGCAAACGGTTACGTCTCAGTAATCGAAAACGTCCACTCAAAAGCAGTTCTCCGGAAGTTCTCCGGCGCGGCTATCCAAGCCAATGACGACTGCGCTTTCTCAACCCCTGCCTCTGGTCAATTGACCGTGGGTGAAGCCGTCCTCGAAGCGGCTGCCCTCAAAGTCAACGAGCAGGTGTGCAACGCCGACCTCCGCGCCACGTGGGAGTCTGCCTTGATTCGTTCTCAGAACGACGGAGCACCCGCCGACTTCGTGACTTACACGGCTCAATACGTCGCCGCTAAGGTGGCCGAGTCTGTGGAGCGCAACTTGTGGGCAGGAAACTTCAACAGCGCAGACGGAACCGACTCCGGAGCAACGTACACCTCTTTCGACGGCTTGTGTCGTCACTTGGTGGACGGCTACAACGCCGGCACCATGCAGCAGTTGACAGGTGCAACTACGAACGCAAACATCTTGACGCGTTTGGCTGACTTGACCGCCGAAGCTCCAACGGCTATCGCGGGCGACCCCAACACCAAGTTGTTCATGTCTCGTGCCTCTGCACAACTCTACTACCAAGCCCTCGCCGCAACGTACTCTCTGCCGTTCTTGAACGACGGATTGGCTACGCGCTACGCTGGGTATGAGATCATCACGCCCGCAGGTATGCCAAACGACGCATTCTTGTTGTCTCGTGCTGACAACTTGTACTTCGGTACGAACCTCTTGACTGACCACATCCAAGCGTCTATCCTGGACTTGACAGGTGTCACAGGCGACGACGTGACCCGCGTCATCATGCAGTTCTCTGCAGGTACGCAAATTGTGGATGCTCCTTCTGCTGGTTTCGCTTACCGCACTAGCTAATAACTAACCGAGACAACGGGGGGCCTTCGGGCTCCCCCGCCTCTCCCTAAACCTTAAAACATGGCTTGTTCACTTACTTTGGCCGGACGGGGCGTAGGGTGTAAGGATGCCCTCGGTGGAATCAAACGCATCTACGTTTCCGAATGGACTGACGGATTTTGGGACGACGAAGCGAGCGGCGAAGTGGCCGACGCCACTGCAGCTGAAACCTTCTACACCTACGACATGACCCGTGGGTCTGGTTCCTTGAATCAAACTATCACCTCCGACCTCGCCGCAGGTACGGTCTACTTTGACCAAGTTTGCTCGGTGACGTTCAACAAGGTTGCCGCTGCGGACATCGCAGAAATTAGCAACCTCGTAAAAGGTCGCATGGCGGTGTTGGTTCAAGACAACAACGACAACTGGTTCGTCATGGGACACAAAAACGGCGTCGAAGTGACGGGCGGAACCGCCCAGACCGGAACCGCTGCCGGAGACCAAAACGGATTCACGATTGAGTTCTCTGCCCAAGAGGTGGCCCCAGCTCCATTCTTGGCGTTGACCGCAGGCGCACCAAGTGGTGTAAACATCACGATCACGGCTGCACCTTAAGACTGCAAAAATACCGGGCCACCTTAGGCCGTTATTGTTACAAGGAGGGGGAGGGCGTTGGCCTTCCCCTTTTTTATTTAGACCTATGATTCACCTTGTCCCAAATTCTGCCACCAACGTCGTCTATACCACGCCGTTTGAAGCGCGCAAGTTCCTTGCCGCGTTTACGGACTACCTTTTGGTCTTGACAAATCAGGCCACCGAGGAGCAGTTTGCTTGCATCTTCAACTTTCAATACGACAACGAGAGATATACCCAAGCGGACCTCCCGACAAACAACGACGACCCGGTGAACGGGGAAATCCTTTTGACCGAATCGGGCCTCTACACCTACACCATCTATGGCCAAAACTCCGACTTTAACCTCGACCCTACCGACGCGGTGGTGGTGGGGGTGTGTGAGGTGGGCACTTGCAAGGTGAGCGACGAACCCGCGTGGACCATCCCAACCGTGACAATCCCTGACAACGTCATATATTACGAATGACATGGAATTACTGAAGCTCAAAGAATACCAAGAGCGTTCGTACGCCGAGAAGCCCTCGAATCAAGGGTTCGTAAACTACGGCGACGACAACCTCTTCCCTCAATACCTCATCGACCTCTACAAGTCGAGCGCCACGCATAACGCCCTGTGTACCTCCATTGCGTACATGATCTTCGGCGACGGCGTACAGGCCGATACGTTGGAGGCGCGTTTGAAGATTGAGGAGTGGGGTTTGCAAGACGAGGTCCGCAAGGCGTGTCTCGACCTGAAGATTCAAGGCGGGTTCGCATTGGAGGTGGTGTACTCTATCGACCGAAGCACCATCGCCAAGGTGCGCCACTGCCCCTTCGAGAACATCCGGAGCGCGGAAGTGGACGAGAACGAGGACGTGAACTTCTACTACTACTCGAAGGACTGGGCCGACAAGACGTGCGAGCCGGAGGTGGTGCGTGCATTTGACCCGTCCGACTCGGTGGACTACCCCGTCCAAATCTTGTACGTCAAGCCGTTCTCTCCCGGTTCCTACTACTACCCCAAGCCGGACTACATCGGCTCCATTGACTACATCGAGCTCGACAAGGAAATCGGCAAATACCATATAAACAATATCAAGAACGGGTTGGCCCCTTCGTTCACCATTCACTTCAAGAACGGAGTCCCAGCGCAAGAGGAGCGGCTGCGTATTCGAAACGACATCGAGCGCCAATTGGCCGGGGCTACGAATGCCGGCAAGTTCATTGTCACCTACTCCGACTCTCCCGACCGCAAACCTGACTTCGAGCCGTTCCCGCTTTCCGATGCCGACAAACAATACCAGTTCCTTTCCACCGAAGTGTCCGACAAAATCATGGTTGGTCACCGCGTGGTGTCTTCGGCTATGTTCGGAGTTAAGACGGCGGGACAACTCGGCAACACCCAAGAACTCGAAATCGCCTCGGAGTTGTTCGACCGCCAAGTCATCAAACCCTACCAGCGAATCGTAAAGAACGCCCTAGAATCCATTTTCACTGCGGCAGGGGCACCGACGGTCGTCTCGGTCGAAGAAGTGCCTCCTATGGAGCCCGTAGAGGTCGAGATGGGCGAAGAGGTAGAGTTAAACCTTGCGTGTGACTACCTCATCGAGATGGGCGAGGAACTCGACGAAGAATGGGAGTTGATTGATGCCCGCCGCGTGGACGTAGAAACCGAGGCCACACAAGATGCCCTTTGGAACTTCGCCCGCGTGCCCTCAGGCAAGCCCCAAGCCAAGTCGGAACAAGACAACGAGCTCGTGAAAGTTCGATATGCTTATATGCCCA